GCTCCCTTTAAGAGGTTTAAAAACCTCCTCCACCGGTTATTCTCCGGGACCCAACCAGGGTCAACTAGAATCCGCAGTTATGTATATATATTCCTGCGGAGAGTGTAGATTGACATTCGCTTATAACCCTTACTCCCCCTTACGACGAAATGATCCGAAGGATCACTTATGTCTGTAAAAGAAAGAGGTTTATCACCAGTTACGTAAATACTGTAACTGGGTAACACGCTGTCACCCGCGGCCATACGCATATTGCGCTTAGGCTGAAGAGTAAGCGTGTCAAAGCGAACACCTTCCCATCCGCGCTCTCTAGAAACTCTAGAGGGATGCGACGAAGACCAATCACCAATAAGGTGACCATCTCCGTACCCGTCTGGACCATATAGACGAAGTGAAGGGTGAATACGATTCACGACTTTCCGTGCGCGTTTAAAATCAAATTCACGCATGTAATGGTTGTGTAGCGTAAAAAGTGTGCGACCCGATACCATTGTTTTTTGGTAATAGGGACGTATGTCAATACCGCGCCAGTAATCCTTACCACAGGACTCACGGAACGGACCCGACGCAAAAGACTTCTCCTGATTAACGGTGAAGCCCGCTGCGTTAAGTACCTTTTCGAGGAGCTGGTAGCCTTCAGTGGGGATTATAATATCATCCCCATAGACAGCTATCCACCCTGTTGGAAGACCGAGATACTCACAAACTGCACGCGTAAGCGCGTAGAAAATAAGTGTCTCTAACTCGAACGTGAAACCATTCCCCATAGAGGAGAACTTCTCAAGCACGATAGTCTTGCCGCGGTAATCTACCTTCCCAGTTCGGAACTGGGCTAGGAATGTATACCATCCTAGAGGTAGAAGATTGGCTACGAGGGCTTTCGCCTTAGTATCCGAAGCCATGCTCTCATCAACAGTTGCGACAGTACCAGATATCGACCCAGAACGGGCCAACTTCTGGTTGCGGTCTTGGCTTTTGAGGAACACACCGACCAATGCCAACCGATCCGCTATCCAAATACCAGCACCTCGCTGGAAAATAGCGTTTATCGGAGGTTCGACCACGATAGATCGAAAGGTTTTGGCATTTTTTGGCACGAACTGAAGCCTACCGTTAACTATAACAACGTTAACATAGTAAGCGTCTAAGGTCTCCCAGTGAGCATGATGTTCAACCCACCGGGGAACCTCCTCTAAGAGTCTCGGAAGACTCTGGACGAGGTCCGCACTACACTCCAGCCTCGCCCCCAATTTCCATCTGGGGGACGAAGCACGGGCTTTAACGCTCGTGTTTGCTCCTGGACCAAAGCCAAGTTTTAACTCATCAAGCGACGGGACTCTACCGAGAACTCTAGATATTATCCGCTGAGCACCGTGAAATACGGCGTTAACATCGGGTGGGAAACAAAATTTCCCTTCTTCTAGAGCGGTAAAGCAGTCGTTCGTGAGTTTACACTGAGCTTCGGCTTTTTGGAACTTCTTCCACGCGACTTCTTCCTTGTTCACACCAAGCTTCAGCGGTTCAAACTTCGTAAAGAAGGCTAGAACTTGCCGAGCATGAATGAGATGCAAGGGATTATCGTCGTATGTGTAAGGAAGCTCAAAATCGCACAGCCCAGCCCAATCCCGAGCCCTAATGAAATTACCAAGGGTATCGGCGAACGGGCCAGACTCTTTAACGTGCGTCCAGGCGAGATCCGTAAGAATCTTAATAGATTCGTCATAGGAGAACTCTTCGGTCCACTGCGGCCTGAGAACTATTCTCATTTCAACCTCCAACTAGTAAAGGAAAAGAAAAAAACCGAACAGTTAGTTCGGCATGACCAGGTTGATAAATCCGTATGGCATGGCTCTGGTGGAACTGGCAAAGTCGCCAGCATCTCCAGTGGCCGGGTTGACAGAAATATCAGCCGTTACACCGGCGCCACAGATGGCATGGGCCAGCATACGATACACATTCGCCCGGTCCGCGATAGTACTGCGAGACGGAGCGAAGACTGTAAAGATGCCGACCATTACATAGGCTACCCGAGGGGCAGCCACGTAACCGGAAGCAGCAGCAGCACCAATAGTCTCCATAACGGGGACCTCGAGCTTTGCTGACAGACGATAGTCGCCACTCTTAAGGCGTTCCCACGTGGCAGTCAGACGAATCTGACCGTCAATCGGGACGTCGCTCTCATTTCCGCGCCACACCAGATTTTGGTGCGCGTTGGAGACGGGAAGCAGAGTGCGAGTAGTGTCTGTATCATCCTGAAGAAGGATGTTTGACATATCAGCCATTTGATACTCCAATGGTAAAATACCCCAGGGTGATAAATCCTGTGTTAGGTATACACGTTTACGTGCGTGTTGAAAAAGCCTTCTGCAATAAAGCTATAGCAGAGACGGCATGTGAGGCACCCCACGGATTCTTAAGTGTCGGGGCCGGTAACGGCATTGACTCTATAGAACCAGTGGTGCGAGCCAGAGAGAAACTCCGTGTTCGATATGAACCGGACAGTATCTCATAGACGTTACCCTTTCCAGGGCCAACATCTAGGTTCGCAACCGATCTCCGTGTACGTATGTACGTGCCTTTTACGGAGTTCAGGTATGAACGAGCTTCGAGAAAGTTACCAATAGGCAAAAACCAGTCAACGACGAAGGAATAAGGCATCAACTCCCAAGCAACAAGCTCGGGAGAGAGAAAACCGAACTCCTCCAACGTCGACCATCTAGCCTCCTCCTCGATCTTCCAGATTAAGTTGATCGACTCTTCGCGCTTGACTGAGACAGGAACATATGCCTCGTAGCTTGAAGGACCGACTTTCTTTACTCTGGATCTGACAGAAGCAGTACGTGGGCGCAAATGGTACACCGCGGCTTCCGCCGCGCTATCCACTGCACCTAGAAGCGGCAACCAGCCGTACGTAATGCCAAGCCAGGCGTTCGCTGCACTATCCCGCAGATCATGCTGGACATCCCTGACGACCGAAGTCTTTGGTTTAACTCCGAGTTGTCGTAAAGCCTGAGGTACGTTCCCCCTTTTGAGGTTCGTGTACGCAGAGGCGAGGGTGTGTGCAGTTGTGGCGATCATTTTCACCGATTCCCTCAGTTCGCCGAGATTGACTGCCGCATTAAAATCGTGCTGTCGAAACTTTGACATCACTTTGTTAACGAGGCGAGATTCATCATTCTCGTCGACGCTGAGAGGAGGCTTCCATAAACCGCCAAAGCAACTTGGATAAGTCCCTGTATAAGGACCCGGGTAAAGGACCCCCTGCTTCCAAGTTATCTGCTCCGAGAATTCGGAGTCAACCACGCAGTAGTAGTTGTGTTCCTCACCTCGAGGGCCATCAGCACCGTCCCAGTCCTTTCGATATCGGTATCCGGCCAACGAATCTCCACAATCTGTAGAGATCGACTGTCGGTTATCAATTGAAGTGGAACCTGTGGTCATGTTGTTAATCCCCTCGTGAGACTAGCGGATTGGTTAATTCGCTAGGGTAAAGACACCGCCCGATTATTTGAGCGGTTTTTGCATTTCACGTCTGGTGAAATTCCCCAGACGAAGGCACACAAAGCCTGAAGATCCTTTCTACTACCCATCAACGAGGTCAGAATTGACTCCATTGATAGG